TAAAACAAGAGCACTAAAGGCAGAGTACACTCTAGAACTAGCACAAGACTTGAAAGCAATTCACGGTCTTGATGCAGAGCAGGAACTTGCTAACTTACTATCAAGTGAGATCCTTGCTGAAATCAACCGTGAGGTTGTTAGAACTGTATATACAGTTGCTAAGTCAGGTGCACAAAACAACGTTGCAAACGCTGGTGTATTTGATCTAGACGTAGATAGTAATGGAAGATGGTCAGTTGAGAAATTCAAAGGACTTATGTTCCAAATCGAAAGAGATGCAAACGCAATCGCACAGCAAACTCGTAGAGGAAAGGGTAACTTTATCCTAACATCTGCTGATGTTGCAAGTGCCCTTGCTATGTCTGGTACTCTAGACTACTCTTCTGGTTTAACAGGTGCTGGTGGTCCTTCAATTGGTGAAGTAGACGACACAGGTAACCTTTTAGTTGGTACAATGAATGGTCGCATTAAAGTTTATGTTGATCCTTATTCAGCAAACGTATCTAATACACACTACTATGTTGTAGGATACAAAGGTACATCACCTTACGATGCTGGATTATTCTATTGTCCATATGTTCCCCTACAGATGTTAAGAAGCATCGACCCATCTACCTTCCAACCAAAAATTGGTTTCAAGACTAGATACGGTATGGTTGCTAACCCATTTGTACTTAACGGAAGCACTCCTGATGCTGAAGCTCTTACTCACGGTAAGAACCAGTACTACAGAAGAGTTAGAGTTGCTAACTTAACTTAATCCCAAATATGGTAATGCGTATTACCAAATTATGGAAAATTCCCCAACATTGTTAGGGGACACACACAGGGATCCTACGGGATCCCTTTTTTTATGCTTAAATAGTATTGTAGATATACAGAAAAAAGATGAACGGTAGACTCGATAAAGTCGCCATGACCAATCGACTTATGCAACTCAAAAGAGAACTGCATTACAAATGTGAGATTGGGGAAAAAGGCAAATGGGAATGTATAGGTGCTAACGAGTATCTAAACAAGACCTTCGATGTCTTAGATGAGTATTGGCAATAAACTAATTCTCTGTTATAATACAATTATCAAATTACAATCATGGTATTATCTCAATACGGTAGAGATTTAATCTCTAAAAAACTAAGAAAACCTCCAACTAAAAATTCTTTTACAACCAAGAAGCAAACTATGGTTAGCAAAGAAGAAGTTAGTGAGATGATAGATTTTGCTATCAACCAACACAATAGAAACGCTGGTCAGATTAGCATGGTTCTTGGATTTGCATTCATGGCACTGTTCGCCGATGGTCTGTTTAGAACTCTAGGACTGATACCTCCTTTTATGGGTATTGACGTAAGTATTGTAAAAGACGTAGTAGACGCAATTAAAGAACAGGTAGTAACTCAATTATAACTCGATAAATAATAAGTAGTCGAGATATTAACATGCCTTTAGGCGGAGCAGATTGGTACAAAGAACAACCAACCAATAGGAATTTTTTAAACCCTATTGGTTTTATCCTTAAACTAGAAAAGTTTGAAGGAGTGGATTTCTTTTGTCAATCAGCAAACCTTCCTGACATTAACATGCCTACAACACAGGTAGCAAGTCAATTTAGAAACTTGCCTATCATACCTGGTGGAGGAGTAGAGTTTGGTGATCTATCAGTAACCTTTATTGTAGATGAGGATTTAAAAAACTATAACAGTATATACAAATGGATGCGTGACAATGGTAACGCAGATCAAATGGCACGTGAGACACCAGAGAAAGATATATTTACCAACGGACAATTATTAATTACTACGAGTCAATACAACCCCGCATTTGTAGTAGACTATCAAAATTTATTCCCTGTAGCACTGACAAATTTGCAATTTGATGCTACAATAGGAGATGTAGAATACATTACTGCTAACGTAACATTCAAACATCAGCAGTTCTTCCTACGTGATAAGACATTTAAGCAAATATGAATTTTGAATCTCTTCGTAATAAATTTGACAAGTTAAGAAATGATTGGGCAGAAGATAGTCATGTAGACTTTCAATTTAAGAATAAAGAATACAGTGCTGATCTAGGACAACTTGCATTAGACATACCTTTTCAACACAATAAATACTTAAACCATTACACTGACATATCACAGATTAAAACTTCTTTAGAGTTTGAAATTCGTAAATTAGTAAAGGAAAAACGTGAGTATTATTCTGGTGAAGCAGATGCTAAAACGTATGCTGCTAAACCATTTGGATCTCATATAAAAACAACTGAAAAGATGAAAGTCTATCTAGAGTCTGATGATGAGATCATCAACCTAGAAGCAAAGATCAAGTATCTAGATCAAATGCTATATTTTCTAGATCAAGTTATGAAACAAATTTCAAACAGAGGTTTTCAAGTGAAGAGTGCCATTGAGTGGGAGAAATTTGTTAATGGACAGTAATGACACATCTTACAGTAAAGAAAAAGAATGAAGTTTATATAACTATTCATTCTGATGAAGAGTACGTCCATAGAGAATTAGCGGACTACTTTACATTTGAAGTTCCAGAAGCAAAGTATTTAAAAAAGAATCCTAGATACAAATACTGGGATGGAACCATACGTCTATACTCCCCTGCTACAGGAGATTTGTATCATGGGTTGTTAGATCATCTACAGGTGTGGGCAGCAGAGAAACAATATATTGTAGAGTATGAAAATAATGATTGGTATGGAGATATAAGTCAGGACAATAAATTAATCTCATTACCAGCAGTAAAACAATACATGAAAAAAATCTCTAAGATAGAACCTAGAGATTATCAATATCATGCTGTCTATGAAGCAATAAAGAACAATCGTAAGTTGTTACTTTCTCCTACGGGATCTGGAAAATCCCTCATGATCTACGCCATAGTCAGATACTATGCTGCCACCGCAAAGAAGATACTTATAGTCGTCCCAACTACATCCCTCGTTGAGCAGATGGTCAATGATTTTATTTCTTACGGGTGGAATGCTGCTGCTCATGTTCATAAAATTTATAGTGGTAAGGATAAGAATACTGAAAAACCTATTATAATATCAACTTGGCAATCTATCTACAAATTTCCTAAAAGATATTTTGATGATATAGATTGCGTAATTGGTGACGAAGCACATCTCTTTAAGTCAAAGTCATTGACAGGTATCATGACTAAGTTACACAATGCCAAGTATAGGTTTGGTTTTACTGGTACTCTAGATGGGAGTAAGACTCACAAGTGGGTACTAGAAGGTTTGTTTGGCAAGTGTGAACAAGTAACTAAAACAGATGATCTAATCAAGGAAGGTTACCTTTCTAATTTTAGGATAAAAATCCTACTTTGTAAACATGCTCCTCAGTATTTCGAGACATATCAAGATGAAATAGAATATCTTGTGGAGCATAAAGGTAGAAATAACCTCATAAAGAATCTAGTCAAGGACCTAGATGGTAACACCCTAGTACTATTTAACTATGTAGAAAAGCATGGTACACCATTATACGAATTGATAAATAATAATGTAGAATCCTCACGTAAAGTATTTTTTGTACACGGAGGAACTGACGTAGAAGATAGGGAAGAAGTACGCAATCTAACAGAGACGGAATCTAATGCAATCATCGTTGCCTCTTACGGCACCTTCTCAACTGGAATTAACATTAAGCGTCTTCACAACATCGTGTTCGCTTCACCATCAAAGTCCAGAATCAGAAACCTACAATCAATCGGTAGAGTTCTCAGGAAAGGAGAAGGTAAGGACATAGCAACTCTCTATGATGTTGCTGATGATATTGGTGGTCAGAACTACACGTTGAAACATTTGAATGAAAGAGTAAACATATACAATACTGAAAATTTTAAGTATGAAGTTATAAGAGTAAACCTTAGAGCAAACTAATATGAAAGACGAAGAATTTTATTCAACAATAAAAATCGTAACTGGTGAAGAGATAGTAGCAAAGGTTATCTATCTTGAAGATGAAGATAAGGTTATGTTAGAAGATCCTCTTCTTGTAGAAATGCAGAGGTCAAGAAAGGGTGCTTTGGAAATTGCTGGTTTTGCATTCAAGGAATGGATGTCGGCGACGTTTGAGGATATGTTTGTTATGAATAGAGAACATATTGTAACAATGTCTGAGATAGATCCTACTATTAAAGAATTTTATATAAAAACATTAGAAAGAATGAAGAGTGGTCAAACCTTAGCAAACACTGCAGACAAGTTGCCTAGAAAGTCAGGCTACGTCGGGTCGGTGTCCAAATTTAAAAAATCTCTAGAAGATATTTTTAAAAAAAGCTAGCTTCATACTTAAACCCGCTACACGGTTAGTGTACTGGTTATCTAACAGTTTGTCAAGTACCTTTACAAAACTCCTTTCATTTGCTATACTAAAGACATCATTCAACGCAGTAATGAAAAGAAAAAAAACTGAGTACTATGTAAATAACAAAGAATTTCTCGCTGCGATAACAGCTTATCGTGAGCAAGTTCACGCTGCCGAGGAAGCTGGAGAAGCACGTCCTAGAGTAAATAATTATATAGGATCTTGTTTTTTAAAAATCGCAACACACCTGTCATACAAACCAAACTTCGTAAACTATATGTTTAGAGAAGATATGATTTGTGATGGTATTGAAAACTGTTTACAGTATATTGATAACTTTAATCCAGAAAAATCAAAGAATCCTTTTGCTTATTTCACACAGATTATATACTATGCGTTTCTAAGACGTATACAAAAGGAAAAGAAACAATTAGAAATCAAAGGAAAGATACTAGAAAGATCTGGATTTGATGAGGTAATGCACACAGACCGATATACTGGTAACATGTCAGGTATGAATGCTTCTTATTCTGACATGGGTAGCATCAAAGAAAACATAGAAACCAAAATGAATCGCTAATGCCTAATGACATGTATGATGATATGCGTAGATTAAACGCATTGTATGAAGAACTTATGTGGAGTAACGATGATGAGTTACAATTTATCATTGAAAACGGACGCATCGTTATTTTAAATAAAACACATGAAGAGTATATTAAGAAGACACACTAGAGAAGTTGAAAGAATGAATCGCTTTGAACGTAGACTTGCTGTCACAAGAAGACTCAGAGAAATGTTTCCAGATTATACTGGAGTGTATAAGTTTACTGAATACCAGTTTATTGATTATGAAAGAATTTGATTATGATCTCGATTATAAAAGACTTGACTTTACAGACGAGGAGACTCGTAAACTATATCGTATTGGAAGAGGGGAGCAAGGGGTTCTATTGGTTCGCCCTTATACTAACGATATCTGTGCTCATTGGAGATTTAAGACTCCAAAGATTGCAATGATGTCTGCACATACTATCTTCGACATGTATCTAGATTACCTAGAAGAGAAAGACTTTATAGGTATGGATATGTGTCGTAAGTTTTTAGAGATGGGTTTTACTAGGTCAAGACGTTATGCTAATCATAACACAGGCAAGAAATATGATGATGAAGGAAATGTAAGACCCCAAGAACCAGATCATGCTACGAGTAAGTATGCTAAGTCTGCACAAATATTTAAACGTGTTAGAGATATGGTTGCAAAAAACGATATCTATGTTACAATGAGAAAGCAATGGAGGTTATCTGAATGAACATTTTTGTAACTGACCCATCTCCAACAATATCTGCTCAGTCTTTACCTGACAGACACGTTGTCAAGATGCCATTAGAGACATGTCAAATGTTATCTATTGTATGTTCTGAAAAATGGGGTCATGGTTATGGTGAAATCCATCGTACTGATGGTAAAGCATACAAGACAGAGAAGGGTGCGTTTCGTAATCATCCATGTACAGCATGGGCAAACGAATCAAACATCAATGCTTGGTGGTTAGTAGCTCATGGTATGGCATTGTGTGAAGAGTATACTCATCGTTATGGTAAAATCCATAGTTGTGAAGAGACTATACTAGAAGCAGGTCATCTTATTCCATTTACTTTGGAGAGACCAAAAACATTTGCTAGAGCAATGTATCCTGAGTTTAAGTTCGATAACACTATCGATACTTTTACTGCGTACAAGAGATACATAGCAGCAAAACCTTGGGTAAAAAACAACTACCTAAGAAAACCTGATCGTAAACCAAACTGGGTATGAACAACATAGGATTAGAGGTTGTCTTTTGGACAATCTTAGCACTCTACGTCTTGACAAAGATAGGAGTATTTAAAAAATGAGTAGTGTAATTTTTAGAAAGCATCGTGTCTTTCGTGAGACAGATGATGTCACTTTCTATGATATAACAGTAGAGGAATGTAACGCAGCAGACCTAGTTGTTCATGAAGGTCCTGCAGTATCACCACCAAATGATATAGTTGGTGCAAAACAATTTTATAATCATAGTTTTCAAGATGATTATAATAGAGTAGTAGCAGGTGAAAGAGTATTTGAAATAGTAAACTATGATTGGAAGTGTCCATATCATATAGTACATCTGAATAGACAGAGTGGTGCTTTGTTTCTACCTCGTGGTACATTTCACAGGTCTACATCAGGGAAAGATGGTTCTATTGTAATCAATCAAGCACACAGGTATGATGGATTTGATGCACATGCAGAATTTTATCCAGTATCTGCTGCTGAAAATAAGGATCTGTATAATATATTAAGGACAGAAAAACCAATCATACATTCCTTGGGAGAATAGATGTTTTCAAAGCGTCATATCGGACCTTCAGAAGAAGAGCAAAAGAAGATGCTCGAAGATTTAGGTCTATCTAGTTTAGATGAGCTCGTAAGAAATATTGTACCAGACTCTATCTTGTATAGAGAGAAGACAACTTTACCAAAAGGTTGTGATGAATATAAAGCACTAAGTGAACTTAAGAATATAGCAAAAGCAAACAAACCTAAACCGTCTCTTATGGGTCAAGGTTACTATAATACAGTAACACCATCTGTCATCAAGAGAAATGTGTTGGAAAATCCTGCATGGTACACATCATATACACCATATCAGGCAGAGATATCACAAGGTAGATTAGAATCATTGTTTAATTTTCAGACTCTGGTTACAGAGTTGACTGGATTGCCAATAGCAAATGCATCTTTATTAGATGAAGCAACTGCAGCAGCAGAAGCAATGACTCTAGCATACAACTCATCTTCTAAGTACAATACATTTTTAGTAGATAGTAGAATATTTTTCTCTACACTACAAGTATTACAAACAAGAGCAGAACCATTAGGTATTAATATAGTAACTATTGATTTGAATGCTCCTATACCACTTAAAGAGTTTGAAACTGCATTTGGTTTTCTTATGCAGATGCCCAATGCTACTGGTCAGATTAAAGAACCTACTGGTCTAATCAAAGTATGTAATGTACATAAGGTTGTAACTATTGCAGTTGTAGATCCTATGTGTCAGGTACTAATGAAACCTGTAGGTGATATGGGATTTGATATAGCAGTTGGTAGTATGCAGAGATTTGGTATACCTATGGGATTTGGTGGTCCTCATGCTGCATTCTTTGCGTGTAAGGACAAGTATAAAAGAAAAGTACCAGGTAGAATAGTTGGATTATCTAAAGATACAAACGGTGATCCTGCATATAGATTAGCATTACAGACTAGAGAGCAGCATATACGAAGAGATAAAGCAACAAGTAATATTTGTACAGCACAGGCACTACTAGCAAATATGTCTGCGTTCTATGCAATCTATCACGGACCTGAAGGATTGAAAAAGATAGCAAGACGGATCTGGTTATTAAGACAAACTTTACTTCGCTGTTTAAAATGGTGTGGAATAGAAGTAGTAGATGGTGATGGATTTGATACTGTAAAATTTAAATCTATTAGGATGATTGATGGGTATAATGTGACTATAAAAAATGGTTGGACTACATTATCTGTAGATGAAACTACTACATTTGAAACAATATACAGTATTATTAATAGTCAGGTTTCATTTGATTCTAATCAAACAACTGTTATTAGTGTATGGGACAGTTGTGTAGATGATGTATGGAGTAATATACCACAAAGAACTAAACCTTGGTTAGAACAAGAAGTATTTCACAAGTATAGAAGTGAAACTAATTTGATGAGATATATCCATGAGTTAGAATCAAAAGATTTTTCATTGATAAATGGTATGATGCCACTTGGTAGTTGTACTATGAAACTAAATGCAGCATCAGAACTTACTCCTGTATCATGGGAAGAGTTTGCTAACGTACATCCTCATACACCAGGTGGTCAAATACTAGGATATGATAGAATAATCAAAGATTTATCAGAATGGTTATGTGATCTTACTGGTTTTCACTCAATGACTTTCCAACCCAACTCAGGTGCACAAGGTGAGTATGCAGGACTATTAGCAATCAGAGAATATCTTGAATCAAAGAATGATTTTAATCGTAATGTATGTCTAATACCAGAATCAGCACATGGTACTAACCCTGCATCAGCAGTAATGGCAGGTATGAAAGTTATAGGTGTCAAGTGTGATAGTGAAGGTAACGTTGATATACATGATTTAAGAATCAAAGCATGCTTAGAAGCAAATAATCTAGCAGCATTGATGATTACATACCCATCTACACACGGTGTATATGAACAGAACATCAAAGAGATCTGTAGTATCGTACATGAGTTTGGTGGGCAAGTTTATATGGATGGTGCAAATCTAAATGCACAGGTAGGATTGTGTCAACCTGGTGAATTTGGTGTAGATGTAGCACATTTAAACTTACATAAGACATTCTGTATTCCTCATGGTGGTGGAGGTCCTGGTGTAGGTCCTATTGGTGTAGCAGAACACCTAGCTCCATTCATAGATCAAAAAGTATCAGCAGCAGAACATGGTAGTGCCAGTATACTTCCAATAGTTTGGATGTATATTCGTATGATGGGTGAAGAAGGATTGAGACATGCAACAGAAGTAGCACTACTAAATGCAAACTGGTTAGCAAAGAAAATAGATCCTCACTTCAAGGTATTATATAAAGGTAAAGATGGTTGGGTAGCACATGAATGTATCTTTGATTGTCGTAACATGGCAGCAAATGCAGAGGATGTTGCTAAAAGATTAATGGACTATGGTTTTCATGCACCTACACTATCATGGCCAGTGTCAGGAACTATGATGGTAGAACCTACAGAGTCAGAATCATTAGATGAGTTACAAAGATTTGTAGATGCTATGGCAAAGATCAGAAAAGAGATTGCAGAGTTACCTCAGATACTAAAGAATGCTCCACACACAGAGTCAGCAATATGTGGACACTGGGATCATTCATATACAAGAGAAGAAGCATGCTTCCCTAACCAACCAAAGAAGAAGTTTTGGCCAGCAGTGAATCGTATTGATAATGTATATGGTGACAGGAACCTAGTATGTTCATGCACTGTTGAGATAAATACTTAAATGGCAAAGACATCACAAGACATTCTAGAATCTATTCAACCTGCTCTTGATGGATTCTCACCTAAAGTCAAGAATGACTCTAATCAGTTGTATAGAGTTGAGATTCGTGGCAAGGATAGGAATGCTATGCGAGAAAAAATACATCAAGCATTAGATGCACTGAGAGAAAAGTATACTCTGTCTGATCAGTTTGCAAGATATAAAACTAGAGGTTGGGTATCAAGTTTTCCTGGTACTATAGTAGAAGCAGATGATAGACTTTTTGAAGTTGTATATAAACCTGCTGCAGGTGGACAATCAGGTGGAGGAGCTGCACTAACAAAACTAACTGAATCTGCACAGTGTGTATATTG